CATCCTCAACCTCGCGAAGATGGGCAGAGCCGAGGACTGGCTGGATGCCCACCGTCCGAAGTCGGTCGATGAGGCTCGTCAGCTCCTGGGCAAGGCCGTGGTGCGGGCGTTCACGAGGGAAGGGACCGGTGTATGGCACGCAGCCTGACGGAGGCGGGGAGTAATGTTGCAAATCTGGACGACTGCCGACGCTCAGCTCATTCGCAGAACTCTCGGGATCACACTCAAAAACTTCCGACCTGACGTCCCTCAACATCAGTTCGTCCCGTTCGACGAGGACAGCCCGCCTCCTGAGCCGGGGGCGGGTGAAATCGTTCTCGTATGCGGGAACAAGCCTCTCGATGTGCTGCGCAAGGCCGGCGTTGTTCCGAAGAACCGGACACTCTCATCCCTTCGCGAGAAGCCCATCAAGAAAGGCGAGGGGTACTACTTCATCACCTTCGATCCGGCGATCACGGCCAATGAGCCCGACAAGTCGGAGATCATCGATTGGGACGTGCGCTTGGCCGTACGGCTGATGCGGACCGGCTCTCTTGATCCCGAGATCGGGGAGTACAAGTGGGTCAACACGTTCCAGCCGATGATCGATTGGATTGAGCAGCAGTACGCGAAGACCGGCAAGCCCGTCGATGTGGCGATGGATACGGAGACGATGGGCTTCTATCCCTGGTATCCCGACAAGGACATCGTCTCCATTTCCTTCACCGCCCGCCCAGGGACTGCAGAGGTCCTTTACTTGGGGCCACAGAAGCACCCCGTCGATCTGGACCCCAACATCAACCTCTACGATCAGATCAAGTGGCTCCTGACTTCCCCGAAGGTCAAGTTGCGTGGGGCCAATCTGAAATTCGACCTGATATGGATTGCCGAGAAGTGGGGGATCGAGTGCACGAACTTCCGGTTCGATACGCTGCTCGTAGGCTCCCTTCTCAATGAGAACNGACTTCCCCGAAGGTCAAGTTGCGTGGGGCCAATCTGAAATTCGACCTGATATGGATTGCCGAGAAGTGGGGGATCGAGTGCACGAATTTCCGGTTCGATACGCTGCTCGTAGGCTCCCTTCTCAATGAGAACCGGTCGAACAGCCTGTCTCTCCACTCCAAAGTCTTCACGCCGCTCGGTGGATACGACACCCCGCTCGACACCAAATACGACAAGTCGAGGATGGAGTTGATCCCCACGGACGACCTGCTGCCGTACGCCGGGGGAGATACGGACGCCTGCTACCGGGTGGCAGACATCTTGCGGGATGAGCTCGCAGAGGACCCGAAGCTCACCACCTTCTACATCAAAATCCTGCACCCGGCCGCGCGAGCCTTCGAGAAGATCGAGCGCCGTGGCGTTCTCATCGACAAGGACAAATACGAGGCCCTTGGTGACGAGCTCCGCACTGTCATCAAGGAGAGCCAGGACAAGGCGATGTCCTTGCTCCCGAACAGGCTCAGGATCAAATACCGGGACCGGATCGAGGAGCAGTTGAAGGCCGGGAAAAGCCCGCTACTGCCCGTCATTCTCAAGGAATACTTCTTCACTCCCTACGGGCTCAACCTCAAGCCACAGCAGTTTACGGCCAAAACGGGCGAGCCCTCGATGACGAAATCACATCTGCGGCAGTTCGCAGATGTGCCCGAGGCCAAGGAAATGCTTGACATCCTGACTGAGATGGATGGGGCATCCAAAACCCTGAGCACGTTCGTCGAGGGCTTCCTCAAGCATCTGAGGCCGGATGGCCGGCTCCACCCGACCTACATGCTGTTCCACGGGGGCTTCAACGACAACGAGGACGACGAGTCCGGGACCGTAACGGGCCGCCTGTCGGCCAAGGACCCCGCATTCCAGACCCTGCCGAAGAAAACCAAGTGGGCGAAAAAGATCAGAGCCTGCTTTCCAGCCCCTCCGGGAAAGGTGGTGCTACAAGTCGACTATAGCCAGGGGGAGCTTCGTGTGGTCGCCTGCGTGGCTAATGAGAGCACCATGCTCGCGGCGTACGAGCAGGGTTTAGACCTGCACGCGGTCACCGGGGCGAAGCTCGCACTGGTCGATCTACAGGAATTTCTGAGCTGGAAGAACAGCGAGAACAAGGAGTTGGTGGCGCGTTTCAACAAACACCGCAGCGATGCCAAGCCGGCCAATTTCGGTTTGCTTTACGGGATGGGTGTCGAAGGCTTCCAGGCTTATGCGTGGGCCAACTATGGGCTGAGGCTCAGCTACGAAGAGGCCGAGAAGATGCGCAATGCATTCTTCGAGCTCTACCCCGGCCTCATCGCCTATCACGAGCGCCAGCGCGAGCTGGTCCGCATTCACGAGAGGGTTCGCTCTCCGCTCGGGCGTATCCGCCACCTGCCCATGATCCGCAGCTGGGATCGCGCCGTGAAGGCCCGTGCCGAGCGTCAGGCGATCAACTCACCTATCCAGAGCTGCCTCAGTGACATGATGCTATGGGCGATCGCGCTGATCGACGAGGCTTACCCGAACGGGGAAATCGAAGTGGTCGGCATGATCCATGACGCCATGGTCGCTTACGTGCCGGAACAAGATGCAGTCCAGTGGGCTGGTCGAGTCGTCGAGATCATGTCTAATCTCCCGTTCCACGAGGTCGGGTGGAAACCTCAGCTGCGCTTCACGGCCGATGCTGAGATAGGACCAAACCTCGCGGAACTCGAACCGGTGAAGCTCGCCGCGTGACCAAGTGGTGCAATTAATTGCATCTGTGTCGTGCTTGGGCCGATCCGGGCAGGAGGGACCATGGCCGACGAAGTCAAGAAGTCCGAGGCGGACAATAAACCGCCTCTTCAGGTTTATCGCCTGTACAGCGCCAATCGCGAGCGCATTCAGAAGTATTTTCGGATGGCCGATGGCGAAGCCCCTCCGAACGCCGTCAAAGGCAATGCGTTCCTGCCGGAAGACGAGTACCAGCACCTTTACGTCGGTGCCACTCGGGACCAGGGCGTTCTGGAGCCGCCTTACAACCTTCGCACCCTCGATCGTCTGTGTCAGGAGAACAACGCCTTGAGCCCCTGCATCGAGGCGATGGTCACCAATATCGACGGCACGGGCTACGACTTCACGAGCGAAGACGAGAAGGTCGAGGACGATACCGACGATAAGAACATTCAGCAGCTCAGGGATTTCTTTGCGGAGCCTTGGCCGGGCGAGAGCTTCATCACTATTCGCCAGAAGCTGCGCCGGGACCTTGAGAGGACCGGGAACGCCTACCTCGAAGTCCTCCGCAACGCCCAGGATGAGATCGTTTTCATCCGGCACGTGGACGCGAAGATGATGCGTCTGCTCAAGCTGGATGATCCCGTTCCGGTCGTGAAGACGCTGCGCCGCAAGGGCAAGGAAGTGAAGATCACCGTCATGGAGCGGCAGCGTCGGTACTGCCAGCTCGTGAACGGCGTCTCTCTCGTCTACTTCAAGGACTTTGGCGTCGAGCGCGACCTCCACAAGACGACTGCCGTGTGGGCACAGCCGGGGCAGCGTCTGCCGGCCAAGGAGCGCGCAACCGAGATCATCCATTTCACCTGTCTGCCGGACGCGCATACGCCCTACGGAGTTCCCCGCTGGATCAATCAGCTCCCCTCCGTTCTGGGTTCGCGCAAGGCCGAAGAGTTCAATCTGGATTTCTTCGACAACGGTGGTGTCCCGCCCGTCTTGATCCTTCTGCAGGGCGGAATGCTGCAGACCGAGACGCGCAAGGCTCTTGAAGAGAAGGTTGGGCTGGGGACCGCGTCTGCGAAGAACCGGGTCCAGATCCTTGAGGTCGAGCCGACCGGTGGCTCGATGGACCATCCGACCCAGGCTCGCGTCACGGTCGAGCGCTTCGGAGGCGAGCGCACCAGTGACTCGATGTTCGAGGGCTACGATGACAAGTGCGAGGACCGCATCCGCCGTTCCTTCCGCCTGCCGCCCATCTTTGTCGGCAAGGCCAGCGACTACAGCTTCGCCACCGCGTATGTGAGCTACAACGTGGCCGAGGCCCAGGTCTTCAAGCCCGAGCGCGATGAGTTCGACGAAGTCATCACGATGAAGCTGCTCAACGCGATGGGCTATTCCGGCTACAAGTTCGTCTCCAAGCCGCTCACCATCGAGGACGCCACGATCAAGCTGCAAGGCATCGAGCTCGCGATCTCGACCGGTGCAGTGTCGATGGATGACATCATTTACGAGATCAACGAAGCCTGCGGTACGCACATCAAGGTCTCCGATAATCCGGCTCCAACCCTGACGGTCGACAAGAACGGCAACATCGTGCCGGCCAACGACAACCCGGTGACCCCGTCGAAGAAGCCGAAAAATGGGACCCCCGACGAGGCACCGACACACTCGGGGCTGAAGAAGGGTGAGCTCCGGGGGATAGTTGCGCTTGCCCAGGATACGCTGATCGCATTGCGTCGTCGGGATTTCGCTGAGCTGGCCAAGCACGTGCAATTGATTGCATCTCTCGACGAGCACGGCCGGAAGGAGTTCCAGAAGGCGTGCGCGACCCTTCAGTTCGTCGATCCCTCTCATGACCACGAAGGTCTCGGGGAGCTGTTGGGCTGCACCATCCAGGTCATGCAGGCAGAGCACCAGCAGGCCGGCTAAGGAGGCCCCATGGCCAAGGTGGAGGCATTCCTTAGCCTGGAGAAATCCATCTCCACAACGATGACCTCGGTCTGGTCCAAGGTCGCCCGCTCGGTGATCGAGAAGGTCCAGCCGCTCCTCGAAGCACGCCGCTGGGATGACGCCCACGACATCGCCAACCGGCTGACCCTGAACGGCGTGGTGGAGGTCCACCGCAAGCGTCTCGAAGAGCTCGCCGTCAGCACGCTCCTGTTCGGTGCCCAGAACGTGACTGGTTCCCCGCGCGAGACATCGTTCGTGAAAGGGAAGCAGGCTCTCCCTTGGGCAATGCAGCAGGCCCTCGACCAGCTGACCGACATTGTGGAGGTCAACGGGGCCGAGCTCGTGCGCAATCAATTGCACGCGATCATCCGCCGCCACGAGATCGGGGTGACCAAAGCCGAGCTCAAGAAGGATGACATCTTTGACGAGCTGGAGGAGGGTGTTTTCGGGACCGGCCGGACTGCGATCGACATCGCCGCCAATCTGACTGCCAGCCGTCTCGCGACACTCGGGTTCCTTTCCGAGGCGATCATCAACTCGATCGAGACCTATCAGATCAGCGAAGTCCTAGATGACCGCACGTGCCCGGTCTGCCTCTACATGCATGGCAAGACTTTCGACGTGCACCAGGAATACAGTCGGGTGCTGACGGCTCTCGGGACCATGGACCCGAAGGAGCTGAAAAGCCTCGCACCTTGGCCAAGCCAGACGTTGAAGGGCCTTCAATCCCTCAATGCGATGAGCCGGGAGGAATTGCAGGCGGCAGGTTTCGGATCTCCGCCCTTCCATCCCAACTGCCGGGGCGTGCTCGTGCTTGTGGGCACCGTAACGGAGGAAATCCCGCTCGGTGAGTTGCTGATTGCCCGCAGGCTCGCGCCTGTAACGAGCACCCGGCTTTCGCTCGACATCGTGCCACCGGGCGAATTGCGGGATCGCATCAAGGAGATTGACGATCAGGAGCGGCAGCAAATCCTCCTGCTTGCCTTCCTCGCAGGCGGGGCGGCAGCCGTCGAAGAACTTCTCGACGAGGAAGACGGGACATCCGGGGACAATCCCTGACCGTCCCCCGTGGCGCATTTCATAGCCCGCGCGATGCAATTAATTGCATTTTCGACTTGAGCCTTCTCCGAGCATTTGTATTCTCACGCCACCAAACTGGCATCACCCCGAGGCGGAGCGGTGTTTAAGGAAGCGACAGGTGGGAACGAAGCGGTGGAGGCTTTTGCTTCCGGCCCCTTTGTGCCGTCTGTTGTCTCCAACGACACCCATAGCGTCTCGATCAAGAAGACCGATGACGAGCAGCAAATCGTCTTTGGCGAGGTGTACGCCCCCGGTTTCCCTGACAGCCAGGGAGATTTCATGACCCGTGAGTCCATTCAGCAGATGGCATACGAGTTCATGAGAAAGGGCCTGGTCAACAAGATCGACCTGAACCACTCGCAGGAGGAGTCCGGCTGCTACGTCGTCGAGAGCTTCATCGCCCGTGATGACGACACCGTTTTCATCCCAGGCAGCTGGGTACTGGGGGTCAAAGTCCCCGATCCCGAAATCTGGGCTTTGGTGAAGTCAGGCGAACTCAACGGTTTCTCGTTCGATGGCGTGGGGGTCCGTGTCGAAAGCGTCCTTGAAATCGAGATGCCAGAAGTCATCGAAGGGGAAACCGATGAGGTTCTGGGCCACAAGCACACGTTCTTTGTCAAATACGACAGAGACGGGAATTTTCTGGGTGGCCTGACCGGGCCGGGTCCTGACGGGCACGTGCATAAAATTCTGCGCGGGACTGTTACGGAAGACACCGATGGCCATGCCCACCGGTTCTCTTTCGTGGAGGGTGTACTGAATGCCCAAATTGCGAATTAAGGCCCACGAGCTCGTCGACACGAACGTGAATTTTGTCTCGCTTGTAAAGCGGGGGGCGAACCGCATCCCGTTCAGAATTACGAAAGAGGACACCGAGATGCTGGACCTGCACAAGATCGGTCGCACCCTTTTCAAAAAGGCCGACCCCAAGCCCGAAGTCGTCGCAGCCGTCATTCAGAAGGGCGCTGATCTGAACAAGATCGCCGCCATCTTCAAGTCGGCCGGGCT